ACATAGAGAGGCATGGCTGTCTCAGCGTCCTTGCTCTTGCGCTGCACGATCTCGATGGGGGCATCCTCGGCCTTTGGCGGCACTATGCTGATCTCGATATCCAGAGCGCCGCGCCATGCGCTTGATCCTCTGGCACGGTGCTGGGCCTCCTCGGAGACCCCAGTGTGATGCACCAGCAGGACGGAGCAGGAAAACTCCTGCATCAGAGCGTTGCAGGCATCCAGCATGGTCTTGGCGTCTTGTGCGGAATTCTCGTCGCCCAAAAGGAAACGATGCAGGGTGTCCACGATGATGATGCTTGGCGTTATGCCCCCGCCCCGTATCGCGTCCCGTACTCGCTGGTAGCCAGCCGGGGTATTCAGGTCGCAGCCATCGCGTGAGAGGTGCATATTGAGGCTTCCTGAGACATTGCCGCCAGCATGATACTGCTTCCGCGCTGCAATGCGCCCACGCAGGCCGTGATGGCCTTCTCCGGCAAGGTAGACCACTGCCCCTGCCTTGACCCGATTGCCTTGCCAAGTTGTTGTGTTGTCGGCATTGGCAGAGGCATTGGCAGAGGCAATGCGAAGGCACATATCCAGCACCACAAAGGTCTTTCCCCCGCCTGACGGCCCGTGAACCATGATCAGCGCGTCTTGCTGGAGCCAGTGCTTGACCAGCCAGCCTATCGGGGCAGGCTGGGCGCAGAAGTCGTCGGCAGGGATAAGCCAGCCATCCGCCTTTGGTAATAGCAGGCCAATCAAGTCATGCCCCGCTTGAGCGTAGTCGTTCGCGTCCCCAGGCAGGGGCGGCATGATGACCCTTGCACCGTACTTCGCCGCCGCTTGCTCGGCGTATCTCATGCCAACGCCTGACTCGTCATTGTCGGCCACGATGACCAGATCATCGTGCTGGCGTCTGATTATCTCTGCCACCGGCACAAGGTTGCTCGCGCTGTAGGAGATGAAGACGGGAGCGCCGGTCACTTCGTGGATGGTCGCTGCGGTCGCGAAGCCTTCGGCCAGATAGACGGTCTTCGCGCCATCGACCACGCCAACGCTCCAATACCTTGCGCCGGTCTGCCCGCCGGGGTGGTACTTCTTCTCGCCGTCTGCGCTGATATATTGCAGGGAGGAAAGCTCGCCTGCATCATCATACAGCGGCACGATCAGGCGGCCATCGCCAGTCACTCTTGCCCCGTGCGGGTGTACGCCCTTGCGGGCCAGATAAGGGTGGTCGGCACTGGCTGCCCCGGCATTGACCCATATCTCGCTCACCGTGTCCGCCGCCACCTCTCTTGATCGCGCCAGCTCCTCGTCGCGCATCCTGCGGGCCTCGGCCATGCGGCGGCTGTTTGCCATCTCCTCGGCCACCGTGAGCTGGCGGCCAATATCGGCCTTGAAAGGGTGCTCCAGCCCGAGCCGCCAGCAGCCGAAGTGACCGGCAGGGACGCCATCGAGGAAGCCGACATAAAAGCCGCTCTTATCCTGCCCGCCTCGGCCCTTCGTGCCTGTCCGGAAGCGGTGAATCTTGCCATCGAATACGATGTGATCGGGAGCCTCAAGCCCTGCCGCAATCATGGCCTCCCGCATTTGTATCTCAGGTGGCGTGACTATTATTGTCTGCGCTGCCGGGGGCGACCACGGGCCGCCGAGTATCTTGGTAAGGTCTGCCATTATTCTGCTGCCCCTTTAAAGTACAGGGTCAAGCGGCGCATGGTCTCCAGCGTGGGGTTGGTCTTCTCGCCGTCCCGGATTGCCCGCAGCGTGTTGTAATGAAGCCGCGCCCCATCTGCAACGACCGCAAGGCGGCGATCTGCCAGCTTTTGCTTGATTTCGTCTAACTGCATGATTTCATTCATATTTAGAAACTCCTTCAAAAGTGTGTTTACATACTAATATAAATTGATTATATTGTATAGCACATCGCAACCGGATAGGCCGAACGCGATGCAACGAGAAAAAGGGTTCCAAGATGGCTATACAGTTGAAAAACACGGCGGGAGTGACCGCCAACGGTGTCAAATTGCTGGTCTACGGTCATGCCGGTGCGGGTAAAACCACACTGGCGGCCAGTATGCCGCGCCCGATCATCATATCAGCCGAGGGCGGGCTGCTGTCCATTCAGGGCGCTGCGCTGCCGTACATCGAGGTCAGCAGCATGGATGCTCTGCGCGAGGCGTTTGATTATGTCAGTGGCTCCCACGGGGCGGAGTTTGACTCGATTGTGCTGGACAGCATCAGCGAGATTGCCGAGGTGGTCCTGATCCATGAGAAGGCAGTCAACAAAGATGGGCGGGCGGCTTATGGCGAAATGGCAGTTCAGATGACAAGCATTATCCGCGCATTCCGTGATCTGCCCGGCAAGCACGTTCTGATGACAGCGAAGGTTGAGAAGTCGCAAGACGAAACAGGGCGCATCCTTTACTCGCCATCAATGCCGGGTAACAAGGTTGGGCAATCCCTGCCCTACTTCTTTGACGAGGTGCTGGCCCTGCGCGTAGAAAAGGACGCCGAAGGAGTCGCTCAACGCGCCCTGATGTGCGACTCAGACGGACTGTGGCTTGCCAAGGATCGCAGCGGCAAGCTGGACGCATGGGAAGCCCCAGACATTGGAGCAGTCATTAACAAGATCGGCGGTGCAATATGAGCCTGTCCGACTTGTCAGCGCAATGGATAGCGGCCAAGGACGCCGAGAAAGCAGCTCAGGAGGAGCGCCGACTGATTGAGGACAGAATGCTGTCGCTGATCGGCCTGCCGGAGGCATTTGATGGCACCGAGAACGCCGATGCGCCAGGCTTCAAGATCAAACTGGTCGGTCGGCTGAACCACAAGATCGACAGCGACAAGCTGCAAGAAATCGCCGCAGAGAATGGCTTGACAGATCACCTGTCGAGCCTCTTCCGCTGGAAGCCTGAGATAAATGTCAGAAGCTGGAAGGCTGCTGACGAGAGCATCACCACCGCATTGCTTGAAGCAATTACAACAACACCCGGACGTCCGTCCTTTTCAATTGAACATCAGGAGAAATAAACATGGCCTTTTTAAACGAGACTTTCAGCACCGACGACCTGCCAAAAGGCAACACAGGCGACTACACCCCGCTGCCCGATGGCTGGTACACGGCGAGCATCGCAGCAGCAAGCCTTGAGACCACGAAGGCGGGTACAGGGCAGTATATCAAGGTGCGCTACGACATTACCGGCCCAACGCATCAGGGGCGAGTGGTGTTCGGCAACCTCAACATCCGCAATCCAAACCCCAAGGCAGAGGAGATCGGTCGGCAGCAGCTTGGTGATGTAATGCGCTCGATTGGTCTGACGAAGGTCTCCGACACCGATCAGCTTATCGGCAACCGTTGCTCGATCAAGCTGACGACAAAGACCTCCGAAGGGTACGAGCCGTCGAATGAGATCAAGGGCTGGAAGGCCATCGAAGGCGGCGCAATGCCCAAGCCTGCTGCACCGGCAGCCGCTGCAAGTACGGCAGCAACGCCACCAGTCTCTCCACCCTGGGGCCGCAAATAATAACAGCAGGGCAGGGGCGGGAAACTGTCCCTGTAATTTTATGACCGCAATTCCCGAAGCAATGAACACCCTTTCCGCCAGCATAGATGCTGCACACGAAGCCCGCGCCGAGAATCCACGCGCCCACATGGGATGCTCGATGCTTGGCGAGCCGTGCGAGCGCAAGCTCTGGCTGTCATTCCGTTGGGCGGTCATTGAGCCGTTCCCCGGTCGCATCCTGCGCCTGTTTCGACGCGGGCAGAGGGAGGAGGAAACAGTTGTTTCCGACCTGCGATCTGCCGGGTGCCATGTGACCGATACCGGCGAGAGCCAGAGCCAGGTTGATTTTGGCTGTCACGTTTCTGGCAGCATTGACGGAATAATTGAATCTGGCGTGCCAGAAGCACCGCGAAAGCATCATGTCCTGGAGATCAAGACGCACAGCCTGAAGTCATTTAATGAGCTGGAAAAAAGCGGGGTGCAGCTTGCCAAGCCGGTCCACTGGGCGCAGATGCAGGTGTATATGCTGGGCGCAAAGGTGGACCGGGCGCTGTACTACGCCGTCTGCAAAGACGATGACCGCATCTATACCGAGCGTGTCAGGCTGTGCGAGGAAAGTGCAACTGCGTTCGTGGCAAGGGGCCAGCGCATTGCGTTG